GGTCGTAGTTGGCCTGCCACATGGGCATCCGCTCGTCGTTCTTGAGGAACGGCATAGACTGCAACAAAGAACCATACAGTAGCGCCTGCGGGGCGTAAATGGTGAACCAGTTCGTTTGGTTAGAAGAGTCGAGCGGCTGAATGCGCTCGTAGTACAACACCTCAAAGGTGTAATCGGCGGCTGGCGTAGGAACCACCAGCCAGTGTGTGTAGTCGTAGTCGCCGTAATAAACGGGCACGCCTGTCTCTGTGGCATCAGGCCAATACTCACGCAGGTACTCATACTTGCGAAGCAGGACAGGGGTGCGGCTACCAGCCACAACCACATTCATTGAAACGGTTTTGTGCCAGCGGGCAGGCTTGTCAATGACCGCTTGAGTGGCCGTCATCGTGCTTGTGCTGACCGTCAGGTTACCCAAGAACTTGATCTGGCTGGCAATGATTTGCTCGGCCAGCATAATAAAAAGAGGGATTTTCTCAAGCGTAGCGGTGTCGGTACGCTCCAGATAAGACTGGATGTTTTCGACCAAGGAGTCGTATGTCATTACCGATGCGGTCGTCATTTGTTCTCCTTATCCGACATTGCGCTCAAAGTGCGGGCAATCTACCAATGATTTGAAATTGCCGCCCCAGCGGTTTTTGGGGTGCATATTCTCCCAATACGCGCCCAGCGGAGCAAGAGTTTCCTTGTTCCAGATTATCTGCCCATCCTTGAAAAAGTTCAAGTCGATAGCGCACCTCTTGAGGTGGATGGAGTTCATGGTCTTAGAGCGGCCAGCCTTGACATGGAGGGCTTGCTGTTCAGGTGTGCGGGCCAACTCACCGCCAGTGACCTTAAAACCAAGGCCAGTGGCATATACGATTAGTTTGCAGGCATCCAGTAAGAATGCGGCTTGTTCGTCACTCAGGCTCATTCTTTGTCCTTTTTGCGCATTTCCATGACCTTCTCGACGGTGCGGCCACCAAAGTAGGCGGTCATCACCAACATACCCCATTGGCCGAGCAAGGCCACATAAGCCTCGTTTACCTCGATGCCTGCGGCACTCAGGCCAGCAAACAGCAAATAAGCGGTCAGGATGTAGATCAAGGTGCCGGGGCGGATATTTTTTGACAGCCACGAGTCAGAGGCCATATCAGCCTGCCAACGCTTGGACACATTGTCTTCTTGGTTTGCCTGCGCCTTGAGCAGTGCGGTCAACTCTTCTTGCTCAATGCGGGCCTTCTCAATGCCCAACTCAAGCAAACGCTCCTCGTGGTCGTACTGGAGTTGGCGAAGTTTAGATACTTCAGCGTCGGAGGGGTTATCGGAAATCTTGACGCCAAGAGTCTTCTCAACGACCTCTTTGCCTTTTGCTTGGATCGCAGAAGACAAAAGGCCCAGACCGTTCTGAGCCAATGTACCAAGGAGGGATGCAACAATTGGGATCATTTTTTCACCATCTTTTCGCGTTCTTCAAGCAACCTGACTTTGACTTGCAATTCGTTGATATGTTGCATCAGGTTTTCTTTCATAACGGCTCGACGCTCGGCAGAAATTGGGCTATCTGTTGGGACGCCTTCCTTGGTAATCAAAGCAGGCATAGCGCCCTCAATACGAGTCAATCGAGTGGAGAAGTCGTTGACCTGACCCAAGAGCCAAGCAAGGGACGCCACTATGATGGGTATGACCGCCTTGAGAACATCTGCCCAATTCATAAGCCAAGCACCTTTTTGATGAGTTCCCCAGCCACACCGGGGCCAAACAGGACGCAGACAATTACCCCATACAAGAGGTATTCAATCTTATTCATGCGCTTAGTGCCATCGTCGAACCGCGCTTGGATACCCTCGTATCTCTGAGCGCAGATTGCTTCGTGGACACTCAGTCGCTTGTCAGTCTCAGTGGCAAGTTCTTGAACATCTTCCATTATTCTTTTGGCTCCTCAACTGTTGGTTGCACTTGGTTTTTGGCTTCGTTTTGCAAACCTTCAATCAATTGAAAAACTTCTTGGTACGGACGCGCACCAAGGTAGCCCAGCACAGCGTTCACGAGTTGAGTTGAAAGAGTAATCTTTTCCATTTTTTATCCTTGAGTAGTTGAGGCAGTTGCCGTGTCAGCGGGTGCTGACGCGTCTATGATAACTTCAGGTTCAACTGGAGTCACTACTTCAGTCTCAGAAAGTTCAACTGGGACTTCAACGACAGGCTCCGCAACAGCCTCGACAGGAGTTTCAACTACAACCTCCGCAGGAACTTCTACTGGAGTCTCAACAACGGCTTCAGGCTCTACAACCGCCTCAACAACTGGCACAGGCTCTACAACGACCTCTACAGGGGCTTCAACCACTAACTCAGGGGTAGGCTCAGGAATAGGACGCAAGTCGCCTTTTTCCCACGCTGTGGTCTCTTGGTTCCACTTGTAGAAATACTCGTCCACAGGCATGGCGATTGGGGGTTCCCACAGCCAATTGCCGTTCAGAATCCAATTGTCAAAGGGCTTGGGCGCGATGAACACATCGTTCACCTCGTCGTAGGTAAAGCCAATGCCAGCGTAGTTTCCACGCAATGGGCGACCTTCTGGGTGCTGATTGCCAAGGGTGTTGTAGGAGGTCTGAATCCAGCCGTGACCTACAGCGCCAGTGTCAATAAAATCTTGTTCAGCAACGATGACTTGGGTAACGATGCCGTTCTCTACTTTTGCAAAATGACTCATGTGTTTTCCTTATCCTGCGTTTGCGTATTTAAATGGGTTTGAGGCGAATGCCATGTAGATGTATGTACCACCAGATGCGTTTGTATTTGCAAATGTGTTTCTTATTTTGAATCCATTTGAATTAAAATCGTACATAGGAGTGGGGCTTCCAAAACTAGCCTCAGAAATGCTTGAATTTGCATATAAACCATATTGAGCAACATTGTATGGGTCTCTTGTTGAATCAACCATAGGCCAATCACCTGTGGTATTTGTGCGCTTCACCACTACAAATGCGGGTTTAAAACCAGTATAAATAAATGGCCCGTCAGTAGAACCATTGCCTGTGTAAGAGCCAAACGCAGAATACCCTGCTACTTCAGCAAAGCAGTAGGCGACAAATGAATCAGTAGAAAAATTAGTTCCTTGGTCTGTTCCAACTGTAAACACTGTTGATGTTGGCGTTGTTGAGTTCCACATACCACTGTTAGAAGCGTAAGCACCAGTAGTATTCAAAAACATACCGCCATCATTGCCAGTACTGACATGATAAACACGCCAATTTAAGGCTGAAGTCCTGTCTTTAACAATTATCATTTTTGGCACAGCGCCAAGGCCGTGACCAATAGTAGCGTTTGCGCCTGTGCCTGTATAGGTCACCACGCTGAAGCCAGCAGTAGTGTTTGCGCTTACTGTTGAAGTGATTGACCCTGCTGTGTTGGATGAGCCTGCGCCATTGGCTTTCCAGTTCCAAGATACATAAGTTGTTCCACTGTTGTTGTAATCAGTACCATTTGTAAATCCATTGGAATTAAATGAAGTTACAGCGGAAAATGTTGTTTCCGCATCTGTTGTATTTGAAACAAGACCTTTTGTAGCACCACGAACCGCATCAAATTGACCATGTTGAAATGCGCCACTTCGTGCTTTTAACCAAACAAAATCAGGTTGAAATCCAACGCCAGTAATAGATTGTGTTGCGCTTGTTCCTGTGTACAGAACAGGATTAAATGCTGTGCGTCCATTTGGAACTGCATATGTTGTTGGCATGGTTGTTCCTTATAGGTTGTATGTGTTCAAGCCAACATATCCTGTTGGGGGCGTGTACTTGAATGGCTGTTGACCAAAATTCATGCTTCCTCCAAACGCTGGCGAAGTATTTGTGCCATAAGTTGAAAAGAAATTGGCAGTTGTTGGCGTAAAAGATATTGCACCTTGTGATACACCATTTTTATAAAAAGTTACTTGGTTGTTTGTTGCATCAACCGCAATCCCAATAACATCACCCGCAACATATGAAGACCCATATGCGGTAGCAGTATTATTGATACATTTATCGCCGTTTGTTCTGTACAGTACACCGCTAACTCTAGAACTGCTAGATTGAGTGTAAGCAATACCTACACCATCTTGAATTGCAGAAACATAATTTATTGTCACTTCACAATAAAAACTGCCCGATGACATCCCAATAGTTGAGGCGCTTGATGTATCTGTAGTTGCGTTTCCAACAAAGGTTAAGTTTCCATTAGTTAAAGTCGGATTAGTGACACTTGAAGTTGTGCAAACATAAAGTGGATTCAGTGTTGCATAGTTAGCCACCGTTGCACTTGTCAGCGTTGGTGCATCACCAAGGTAGTCAAGCGTAGAACCAAACGCACCAGAGATGCCTGATGGTGTCCAGTTGTTTCCTGCTGGGCCTTGGTCGTTGAAGATGCCATAAGAGTATGGATAAGTCTGACCAGTTGATACGCCGTTCACATTGGTGATGGAGTATGCGTTTGTGCTGTTGTCAACAATAGAACTGTCTTGCAAGGTCAACAGAATTGTTCCAGTGATTGCAGTCAATGCACTTGTTGAAGGAATAAAATTGCTTGTGTAAACAGCAGTGTTTGTAATCCTCAAATTTGAAATGTATCCCAAAAAGAGATTATTACCATTTGTATACGCGCCAATAGCAGTGCCGCTTGGTAAAGTTATTGTTGTAGAAACTGTTGCCGTAGAAACCGCCACTCCGTTGTAGTAGGCAGTTACAGTTGTTCCAGAACGAACCAATGCAACATGAACCCAAGAGCCTTGGCTTGTTATTGTTGGAGTCCATGTAAGGTTGCCAGAGCCAGCCAATGAACCACAATAAACTCCCCATTGCCCTGAAGTCTGCCTTTGAATAATTAGAGTCTCTGAAGCGGTTGTGTTTACTGGATAAGTTGAAATTACAGTTGAGTCACCAGAGCCAACCCCCGTGTTGTTGCAATAAAATTCAACTGTGAAGTTTCCAGTCAAACTTGTCATTGCTGGCGTAGTTAAGCGTTGGTTTGAACCATTGAACGAACCAACATAACTCACTGCCTGACGATTGAAAGGCAGGTAGAAGCCGTTCGTACCATACGAACCACCATAGGTGATGGGTTGCCATACACCATAGGAGTTGAATGTGCCAAATGCTGTTGGAGGCAATGCCTGACCATCAACAAAGTTGATTTCGGTCATTTCTTGCTCACCATACGCGCCAAGACTGTTAGAACTGATTGAGTGCTGTTGAGTTTGGTTAACGCCCAAATCACCAGTAACATTGGCAGTTGCAACAAGAGTTCCGTTTACATAAAGTTGCATTCTGTTGGTCGTTGTTGCATTGTCAGTGTCAACAACCCAAACAATGTTGTACCAAGCGGCATAATCCCTATAAACAGCGGTTGTGGTTATAAGGTCAGCCACATAAGTAGAAACTCTTAAAACATCGCCAGTGCCAAAATAAAGTTGCAAATAAGTGGTCGCGGTTGTTCCTGTCCCACCAGCAAAAATCTTTTGGTCGCCAGAAAGTCCACGCTTTATCCAAGCACTCCATGTCCACTTTCTGCGGTTACCTGCAACAGTTGGGGTGCGACTCAAATATGCATTATTTCCATTTTGGCGGAAACGCAACGAGCCAGTTGATAACTCAATTGGAGCCAAGTAGCCAGTTGCTGTGAATGTGTGGATGACATTGCCACCAACAATAGTCACAGTACCGCCAGCCATTTGCTGGGTTGCACCGGGGTAGGAGATGATTACAACGCCAGAGCCGCCAGCCCCACCATTTCTGTTAGTTGTGTCGGCTTGAATAGAGCCACCACCGCCACCACCACCCGTGTTAGCAGTTCCAGCAGTTCCGTTATTGTCCGTACCACCAGTACCTCCACCGCCTCCACCGCCATTACCGCCAGAGCCAGCAGTTCCGCCTTGGTATGTTCCGCCTCCGCCACCGCCAGAGTAAAAAGTTGATGTACCAGAAATAGATGAGGCAGTACCAACACCACCATTTCCACCAGTAGTAGTAGTTCCAGTCGCGCCTACGGCAGATGAACCGCCGCCACCACCACCACCATAATTTGGTGGGGAGTTACTTCCCGCGCCACCAGCATTACCTTGACCTGATGTGCCACTACCACCAGCAAAGCCAGAGCCACCACCACCAGAGCCACCGCTTAAACCAATACCATATGTAGCGTTACCATCTCCGCCTCCGCCACCACCACCAACGGCAGTTGTTGTGACCATGCTAAAAGTTGAATTACTTCCGCTAAATCCTTGTCTGTCTGTTGCGCCTCCAGCCTGTGCGCCACCCGCACCACCTGCGCCAACTGTCACAAGGTAAGTAGAGTTGGGGTCAATGGTTACGCCAGAGCCAGCCAAAAAACCGCCAGCACCACCACCACCGCCTCGTCTTGCTCCACCACCACCGCCGCCAGCAACAATCAGATAAGACGCAGACAGCGTTGTGATTGGGCCAAGCGTGCCAGAAGTCGTGAATGTGTGAATGGTGTTACCGCCAACAGAAGTGACAACACCACCAGAAAATTGTTGTGCGCCAGCATAGGAGATGATGACTACACCAGAGCCACCATTGGAAGAAATAACAAACGAGCCGTTGTAACTTGACCCGCCGCCACCGCCACCAGTGTTGGCAGTTCCGTTAGAACCCGCAAGACTGCCAGTTGCAGGTGCGCCATTTCCGCCACCGCCAGAGCCACCCGCTCCTGCTGTAGTAAAACCACCG